TTCTTTTGGTGACTGGTTGTCTGAATTTTCTGGATACACGATTAGTCCTATCTATTTTTATCAATTTATATATTCTTGATAAAAACAGATAATATTCTAATTCGAAGTTTTTAAAAAATGATTATTATTAAGTGCGTGAATTTACTTCTGTTCCGCCCATAGATCCATCTAATGCATTATCTGCAGATTGAGCATAATGCGCAACATATTCTTCTCTACTCATACCATTTTTAAGTGCTTGGTATGTAATTTCATCACGATCAAAATTAGGATCTAGAGTTGTAGTAATTGAAGAAGGAGCATTAGATTTTCCCATTTTTTGGGTTGTCCATAATCCATAATTAAGTACGTATGGATTGCCTGCATTTGGATCTAATATGATTTCTTCAGGTTCTAAACCTTCTTGTAATTTGTGAAATCCTTGATTAGCTTGATTGATATAATTTTCAGAATTAGTAATGTGGTTTTGAATCCAACCAGGTAGGTCGATTTCCATAGTACCAACTTTAACTTGTAATTCAGTCGCAGCGTCAATAATTGCTCTTAAACTGGCTTGAGCCATTGCAACTTCATGATCGTTTCCTTCTTTAATATGTGACATAATATCTAGTTTATTTTACTATTGTATATATCTTCTTAAAAAAGTTCTTTCAGGCCATGTTCTTTGATTGCCTGTTTGATTGCCGCAATGTAATTTGGATTCTCAGCATAACTAGCATCTAAATATGCATAATAAGCAGCTTCAGAATTGATCGAACCTAAATATCTACTTTGATAAAATGCGTAATCATACACAGATTCTCTCCATGTCGAGTAATACGCATGATTGTTTTGAGTTCCTTGAGCAGTGGTTACCCTTTGCTTGGCCTCTTTCATACCAAATAGATTGTGGTTTTCCCTAAAGATGTGGCTTTTCCAATGTCCAGTTTCTACAATTGACTGCGCCATTGGAATCCATGGATATTTGACATTTAAGTCTTTCATCATTTGAACCATCTTATCCTTTGAAAAAACATCATGTTCTTTGATTTCGATGATTCTCTCGATGTCTGACATGCCATTCAGGGCAGTCATTTGGCCATTGCGATAGGAAATATATGTAGAAATTGTGAATACCGCAGTAATGATACAAAACACTTTCAGATAACTCTTAAATGAAAGTTTTTCATGGGTTAATTGGTTTTTGTTAAACTTGTATAGCATATCTTCTCTCTTTTAATTAGTTGATATGTAAATATAAACAAAATATTTGACATAAAAAAATTTATTTTCACTTTTGTTGAAAATAAATTACTTTTTTTGCTTTTCTTCCTTACGCTTTAAGTAAAAGTAGCATGTAAAAAAACAGGCTGAGATAGAATAGAACACGATATCTGCTATCCAATACGATCCGCTTAGATCCATTATCAATTTGAATAGGGCATCGTAACCGAAAGGCAGAAAGAACATTGCTAACATTAGCGATAAATCCTTGAAGAATGACGGGTGGTTCTTCTGTTGTTGTATTTGTTTCAATTTTTTTACTATCACTGTCCATTTTATTTACTTTGATTATCTACATTCAACCAGTAGACAATCTATATATCATAAAAAAAGCAACCATCACTGATTGCTTTTAGTTTTTTCATGCTGGACCGCCTACTCCGAAATAGACCCAACTTAATTCGTCATCTTCGTCATCAGTAAAACCATGAACGAGATTGTCAATATTCGCAATAAGCGAACTTTGTAAGGCCTCGACAGTTATGGCAACTGATTGTTCCAGACTAGCTAATGTGTGTTCATTTTCAGAAGGGGACAAGACTTCTGATAAATAATCCATTGCTTTGATAATATATTTGAACTGCAGAACGGAATTGTTCTAATCTATATATTACAATATTATCTTTTGTTTATAACTTTTTTGTAAAAAATTAACAAATTTAGTAAATATTTGTTACTTAGCGATCTTGTCGTTAATAAAACTAGTTAAATCAGCAACGGTACCACGAAATGCTCTAACATTTAACATTCTGGTATCTTCACCTGGATTTCCAGCTAAAGTATCAGAATCTTTAGTGTGTGTAATATCAATAGACTCATTACTACCAGCTGGCCATAATAGTACGGTTCCAGGATCGGCAAATTGACCGTACCAACCTCTTTTAGCTAAGAAGTTTGCAAAGTCTTTGTTGATTCCTTGTGGGAATTTAGATCCACCATGGTAATAGTTAAACATTTCTGTTTTACCATCTGGCATAACCTTACCTTCGCTACCACCTATCCAAATACCACCTTCTTCTCCATCAAATTCTTCTGAATCCTTTGTAAAATTTAGAGCGTATTTAGTTTGTAAGATTTTTACTAACTCTTCTCTTGTAAGATTTTTAGCTTCGTTAACTAATGATTCATTAAAATCTGGTTTAATAACAATCCAGAATGGTCCTCTACTTGTACCAACAATTCTCTTTTGATCTGCGTCAAATGATGAAGTTTTTATATTTTGAATTATGGCATCAGGATTGTTTTCAATCCATTTTGTTTTTGAATTTAGATTTTGAAATTCAATAACAGGATTACCGTCAACAGTAACATCCATTACCTTATATTGTTTTCTAGCCTCATTAACTACAGATTCTGTAACTTTTTTCTTAAGATACTTATTAGCATCTCTAACAATAAAGTCTTCTGAGCTTCCGTCTTCTCGACCAACTACATCGCCATTTGATTTAACGTTTGTAATTTCTACAGTTTTAACTCCGTCTACATGGTTCCATTCCCATTTATCGCCTACTTTAAATTTAGCCTCATTGAGTTTATTTTTGTATCTTGCTGCGGCATCATGTAAGTTTGCTATTCCTTCATTCCAAACTACCATGCCAGTTCCGTCTTCAATATGAAGTTTAGCCTTAGGAAACTCTTTTTTCAGAGCTTCGTATTTTGCAGGAATCAGGTCTTGAATTCTAATGTCGATTGATTGTCCAACAACCTTACGGTCTTGAATTGCTACAATTGACCAAGGACCAGTTTCGCTAGCTCTAACGCCTTGCATCATTTTCTTCCATGATGTAGTGGCTTCATTGACAAATTCCTCGTATAGTTTAATATGTTTCATAATTAATATCTTTTTGATTATAAATCAATAGCTGTCTTTGCTAATTTTTTTAGATCTGTATATTTGATACCATATTTTTGTAATACATCAGTATCAGCATATTCATCAAAGAAACTGATCAATCCATCAACATCACCACTTCCAGTAAGAGTATAATACTCATCTTGTAATTCCATGTCATCTGGCATCCAGTCTTCCATATCGCCTAATGCCATTTTAAATTTGTCTTCGTTTACAAATTGTTCATATAGTTTTATGTGTTTCATATTTAGTATATTCTTTTTAATTTTAATGGTTTTTTGTGGAATACACCCATAATTTCGTTTGCAGCAAAGGATTCAAATCCAATTTCTTTAATAGCATCAAGGATTCCATTCTCTCTTGTGATCCAGGCTTCTAATGCATCAAACATGTCTTCTTTTTCGGCCTTTGTAGTTTTATCATTAACGCCTCTAGAAGGTAAATTGCTATTACAAACTCCATCCCATTGTGTCATTAAACTATCGAAATACTGTTGGTGATATTGAATATATGCTGCTTGGAATTCTGGATCCATAATGATTGCAACTTTATCTTCTTTGGTTTTAGCATTTGTTGCCGGAAATCTTTTACCAACATCATATCTTTTACTAGTTATCCAGCTGTGAATATCTTTAGCTTTGATTTTATCATCATCTAAAGTCTTATACTGCACAGCTTCACTAATAAACTGTTCGAATAGTTTTACGTGTTTCATGTGTACTTATTGTTTTTCGTTAGCTCTACAGTATTCAACTGCGTCTTTAACTGTTTTTAATTCTTGGTCATGACCGCTTAAATCATAAATTGAAAGAATAGTTTTACCATCATCGTTTAAGTAGAATGAAAACTCTTCCATTTCTCCTTCATGTCGATCAGCCTGTGATTCTAAACCGCTTTTGAAATGTACAATATGTGGAAACTCTTCAGATTTATCAAATCCCCAAATTACTGATTCTACATTTTTGGCTTTAGCCAATTCTTTGAACAATTTTACCAGAATTTCTGGTTTTGCTTCTTCGTTTACGAAATCTTCGTATAGTTTAATGTGTTTCATCAAATTTAATGTTTAATTCTTTTACTATATATTAGAGTTATCAAGGTAAGTTAGTACAGCATCCCAGTTTTCAAAAGCGGGTTGGCCAAATTGAATCCATTCTCCTTTAAATTCAGCAGCACCGTTGTTTGGACGATCATCGATTAAATAGTCTCCCATCAACAAATCTTTTCTGTGAGTTAATATTAGTCTCTTATGAGCTAATTTGCCTAAGTGTTTTTGTACCCATCTACGTTTAGAACCTAGAGACGTTGGGTTACTCCATGGAGCGGTACTAAGGAAATATACATCGTACATATCATATAGCTTCTTGAATGCCTCGATAGCACCAGGAATCGGTTCTGGATCTTCAAATAGTTCTTTGTCAACGCTTGTTAATCGACCAAGGTGCTTAACCGCATCAGGTCCATGTCTCTTAATCGCATGGCTTTCTAAGTCAACCATTACTCCGTCTAAATCAATGTACAATATCTTTTTCATCTTATCTAATTATTATATGTAAATATAAACAAAATATTTGACATAAAAAAATCCGAGTTGAATTATTTTCACTCGGATTCAATAAAGTTATTAACAATTACTCTCCTTTAAGCCATTTACGGCCAATCGAGTTCTGGATTGGTTTCTTAAGTAGTTTACTAAGAACCTTTTCAATATCTGAGAAGCTAACATCACCATCGACTGAATTGTCAACAATAACCATGTTTTGAGAACCAAATTCTCTTTGGAATGCTCCAATATTATCTTGAACGGCATGCCAAATATCGCTTACTAATTCTTCGGGAAGTGTTCTTGTTCTTCTGGCATTTCTAGCCTGCGCAACTTCTAATGAAGTATTAATGAATACCATATAAGTATCGTATCCAAAATCTTCTAGTTCGTCTTTCTTTACTTTAATCTTACTGAAATCATCTCCAGTCCCATCAATTACCATTCCAAGTCGTCCTTCTTTATAGAAATCTTTCTTCATGATTGTAATCTTCTTAGCACGTTCTCTTGGAGAATCTGGACCTTGTGTTAGTTTTGCAAATTCAATAGGATCTAATTCAGCTAAATTCTTTGGGTCAATTCCCATACCCTTTAACATATGCTCAAATGCAATATCTGAGTTAATTAATTTTAAACCAGTTCGATAACTAATATTATTGATTGCATCGTGAGGAAAACCGAAGATTTCACTAGCAACGTGAGATTTACCAGAACCTGGTCCTCCTGCCATGAAAAAAGCTTTGAGGGTATTCAAATCATGAATACCCTCGCTTATAAATTCTTCGAATAACTTTACTGGTTTCAAATTATTTCTTTAGATTTTTAATGATCTGATCAACAGTAGAGTCGATTTGACCATAGACTGGTTTTTCAGAAATTGCTGCATTAATAACATCACCATCTAAGGTAATCATATAAGAACCACCAGCATATTCTTCACCGTCAATATCTAAATCAAATGAATCTTCTTCTAGAGATTTAAGATTTACAGTGCATTTAACACCGTCATTTTTACTAATTGCTTTAGCGTAAGTTTCAGCTACTTTTTTAGTTTCAGCTTTAGAAAGACCAGCAGGTTTAATTGCTTCATCAACTCCTAAATCTCTTTTAGCAGCTTTAACAGCAACTCTAACAATATTATCAACTCCTTCGTAATCTGTACCATTTAGTGCTTTTGTAAGGGCTCTAATATCATCTTTACCATCAAAATTAAATTTAATTAATGCACCTGTAGATACACCAAAGAATTGACTTAATTTATCGATAACTTCTGATTTTACATCTTTTGCTTCAGTAACTACTGACTCGTCCGTGTTTGCTTTTGCACCATCATAAACTGATTGCAACCATGCTTCTAATTCTTTAGCAGAACCAGCGTCCATGTTTTTATATTCTTTCTTAAATTCTTTTACAAATGATTTAAAATCTTTAGCTTCTTGTGCAAGAAGATCAATATCTGACATTGCTGATTCTTTTGTTAATTCATTTGGTGAATGCTTATGCATTTCTCCGCTTGGTAATTCTACATTGTAGTATTTTTCATCATCAGCACCTGATTCTTTGTCTAAAGACTTAATAACACCATAACCACCATGTGACATTTTTACTTTATCACCGACTTTAAAATGAGATTCAGTAATGTAATTCTGAGATTTTAAGTAAGCCATTAAATCTTCTTTATCTTTTAAATCACTTAATAGTATTTTAAAACCTTTACCAGATTTCTTCATGTCCCATGTGTTACTATCAAATTGATTTGACATCCATTTAATTATTCTTGTATGGTCGATATCAGATAATTTCGGTACGCTTATTGTAGTTGGTTCATTAACTTTAGATTCATTATGGTGAGTGGCCGGCCACTCACCTAGTTCAATAGCTCCTAACATATGATGATGTTTTGCAATAGTGTCTTCTACTTTATTTAAATCTTTTAAAATAGCCTTTAAACCTTTAATCCATTTTTGATCTTTAATATCCCATTTAAGCATATCGATAACTTGATCTGTGAGTTTCGTTAACTCAGATCCTATTTCATCAAAAATAAAAACGTATTCTTCTTCATTGATTCTAGATTCATATACTTTTAAAGTATCTTGGTTATATTCATTTTTCCAACCGCTCTTCTTTAATAACTTCTTTAATTCAGTTTCGAATTTATCATATCCATCTACTTCTGTATCAAAAGTAAATAATTCATGTTTATTTGATCCGCTTCCAGTATGACCTCTTTCGATTCCTTCTCTGCCATTATCAACACAATCATCCCATAAAAAGAAAATATCATCTGGATCGTAAGATGTTGCTTCAGTAACAACTGACTCAGCAGCCATACTGTACTTATCAGTAAAATCATCAACATCAAAACCATAATGGTCAACTAGATCCATGATTTCTGTTGGAAAATCCATTTCGTCATTTCTCATTGATTTTTTAAGACCAGTTACTTTATCATAGTTAGTATAAACAAAATCAGCTAAGCTATAGCAAGATGGTTTATCACCAATCATTTTAGTTAATTTATCTAGAGGTAACGCTTTTGCTTCAGTAACTTTAGATTCGTTAGAATCATCATCATCATACTCTTCTTCTTGGTACCATGATTGGTTTGGATCGTTATCTGGTTGAACTGTAAAATCGTGTCTCTTATAGTTAAAACGTTTAGGATCTTCTACTAAAGCTGGGAAAAGTGTTTTTCCTTTAGTTTTAGTTTTACCAAATGCAATATCGATACCGTCTTGACGATCAGCATTTTCAACTCCATTCATTTGAGCTAGTAACTCATAGTAATCTTTACCACCGAATTCTCCGTAACCGTCGTATTTCTTCTCTTCCCATTTTTGACCTTTATCATCAAACATGTAAACAGTAATTGTGTTTTCTCTTTCAGAACCAATTTGTCTTCCAGTATCTTGAGCCATCCATGAGAATTGACCTTCAGTAACTAGTGCTTCGTTTCGAGTTGAAACTCTTCCAGAACCAGCATACTCGTTTTCGTAAATCTTTTTTAGGTCTTCCCACATTGCTTTGTATTTTGCAGGAATTTTATCAACCATAAACAATTTAGAATTGCTTCTCTTGTCAGATGTTGGTTTGTAATTTGATCCACTGTAGTATTCCATGAATTCAAGACCTTCTTTTGGTCCTTTAACGTAGATACCATAAGTAATTAGCGAATCCTTGTCTAGGTGACCTTCTAGAATATCGCATTCTGGATTGTGGTCAATGTGAGAATTGAAAAATAAATCGTAAAATTTATACGCTTCACCAACAAACTCTTCGTAAAGTTTGATTTTTTTCATTATATTATTATGTTTAATTTATTCTATTTATCCTAATCTAATTCGTCAAATCGATCTTTTCCTAATTGGTCTAACTGCTGTTTGATTTCGTGAACTCTCCATTCATAATCGAAGACCTCATCGGCATTACATTTTCCCATTCGCATCGATTTTTTTGCAGCTGATAATTCTCTCTTGGCTCTCATTAATTCTTTCTCTAAGGCTTCTTGGACTACGTGATTCCGGCTTAATATTACCTCATCAGAATCTTTTTTTGGTTTTGATTTAGTTACTTGAATTCCAAAGTCACTAAATAGGTGCTGGGCAATCTCAAACTGTGTCATGATTGTAATTTTTATTTAGACGTTTCCGTCTTCTAATAATCTATTTATTCAAAAATCTTGTCTAAATGGCTTAAAACTTCGGCACTAGTGACGTCATTCGAGAATCTATCTGCTTCAAAATCAGCCTTCAGTTCTCCAATTGTCACTACCCTCTTGCCTGCTAACCAGGCTAGCCAACCCATATCAGTACCACTACCAATATAATAGTTTGCCCAATGTAGATGATTCCAAATTCCTAATACTCCTCCAGGGATTACTTCAACACCCTCTAGGTCGTTTAAAATTAGACCATCTGATGCGGCATAGTAGACTTTCCATCCTTTTGCTAGATGCCAATTAATTACTTCTTGCCATGCTCCTGGCTCCTTCCAATCGTTTTCTACCTCATCAGCATCTGGTGCAATTATAATATAGTCTCCAGGAACAGGTTTATTTACCGGTCTCATGCTTAAAAAGGTTCTCTTCTCTACGGCTTCAATACCTAACTGATCTCCCGCAATTTGACGGGTTAATCTTGCGTCTTCAGCACTATATTTACCTAATCGGTGGGTAATATCAACATCTGGGTACCATGCCTGATCTTCATAGAGTGGGAACATGTTATTTTTCCGTTGGTAATATTCCCAGTTAATTGTAGCTGACCATGGAGCTTTTATCCAGACTCTTCCAGGATTCTTAGCCTCGCACCATTGGCTGATGACATCGATCCAAGCCACTGTGTCTCTAAAGACATCCGATTCGATAATAATTCCAACGTCCTTGCCTTCAACCTCAAATGACCATCCATCGGTTGATCCATCAGGCCACTTCATGTTCAACTCCCAGTCCGCCATCCATGAGTTAATAGTAACATTCATACCTGGATAACATTCACTAGATTGTAGCTGAACACCATCACGAATCCAATCGATCTGAATCGCGGTTGTACCGTGATTAGTAACTATTGGACCATTGATCCATTCAACACTACAGCTATTGGGCGTCTGCTCTACAGCGTTTCTATTAGGTTCAACTTGTAGGAGTTCAGAATATAGGTTATATAACTGTTGCACGAAACGGGCTCCATCCTGTCCCTTTACAGGTTTAGGTTTTGCACATTTACAATGCAACCTTTCAAGTAGATTGGTAATATCAAGCTCTAGAATTCCGGTTAATCGGGTAAATGTGGCGTTATACATGTTTCGGTACGACCGAAGTGGGTAGGCCATCACTCTGGTTCCATTGGCAAAGGCTTCTCTAAAGACTACAGGGTCAGATTCTTGGATGGATGTGTGCAGCATCATGTCAGCCACTCGAAGCCACTTCCAAACATTTACTTGCTCTCCACAGATTTTGACGTTTGCCGGCAGGGCGGTGGTTAAAGGGGACCAATAGTCTTCCCATTCAGGATCCATGGATCCCACAAGGTGAAACTGGTATTTCCCAGGAGTCCTTTCCTCAAGGAGCCTAGCCATGTCGACCAGATATTTTTGATTCTTGGCTGGGCAGAGGGGCCCTATGTTGACGATATGTTTAATTTCTTCATCCGGCATTTTAAAATCTCCTAAAATCTCCTGACGACTCATAGACTCAGAAATCTCTAGAGCTTCAACAGGAAATTGAATTAATTCCTTCGGCGCCTTCATCTGAGAAAATTGATTGTCTATTTGGTCCAAAGAGACTAGAGCATAGGCATCTGGTTCCCACTGTTTAGCGCAATTCGCGTCAAACGTCGAAGACTGACAGGATTCAACTATCCTCCAAGTTCTTTGATTACTATAAATCCATTCTTGAATATCCGTTGGGAAATCCACAAAGTTCTCAGGCGACTCTTCGAAATGAATAATATCTGGTCCAATTTCTTGAAGCACCGTTCTAATATTCCAACGATTATCAATATAAGTATCAGGCAGCTCATCTGAGGTACCTAGGCTCCAGAAATGGTTTCCATTTAACTCATTGATAACTAATTCTCTGTGGTCTTGGTATTGACCTGGTTTATGATTCCATTCAATTACGTTAATATCATATTGATTTATCCTTTTGAGTTCTTGAATCTTTCTGATTAAAAAAGTTACGGAATCCCTATTAGATAGGTCTTCAGCTATAAAAGTTATTTTAGTAAGTTTCTCCATGTTGTATTAATATGTCTTTAATTTCGTCCTTGGTCTGCTGTATAAAATTATACACTGACTTTTCTCTAATCGTTCTAAATTTAGATTTATACAGATAGTTATTATATTGTCCTTTTACGGAAAGTTCACAAAAAACTGTAAATATAGGCTTCTTTTTTAGCAAGGTAGTCATGGACTTGATATGCCATGCCTGATCCTTGGCCTCTCCAACAAAACCATACTCTACGCCAACATAGGCTAATAATTCTAAATTTTTATTATCAAGCTCTAAAAAATCATATTTTCTTTTAACTCCATTAGTTATTAGATACATCTCGTAACCTACAAAGGCACTGTTGTTTAAACAATGCCTAAGGGTTTCAATTTCTAGTTTTTTAGAGAGATATGGTTGGGGTAGAGTTACATTTTTCTCTAGTATCATATTACCAAGTTGTTCTGTCAGGTTTAATTCCTTCTGGTTTAATATTATTCATCATAGGTTGCTTATTAATTAAACCAGGAGATGGTACATTAACTACATCGTCAGAGTATTTAATCTCTTTCTCCCAAGCTGAATCGGTTTCAGACTTTTCAATACTCTCAATAACTTCTTCAAAGTCATCTTCTAAACCTTCTAGACCATCCATTAAGGTACCGTCCCAATCTTCAATATTATCGATTATGGTTTCTACGATTTCCTCCTTCTCTTCAAGAGTTAATTCTTTTGCTGGTTTAATATAATCTACTAATGATTTAATAAATCCTAGGGCGACTAGGGGTAGAATTGCACCTGAAACAAATGCAAGGATTCTTTTTTGGTAAATAGGGTCCTCTTCAATTAAGTTAAATAATTGCGACCATGTCGAATAGTCTGTGATATTCTTAAAGGCGTAGTACATATTTCCCTGCATCTGCATTAAGGTAATTACAATAAACAAGGACCAAATTAGAGTCTTATTCATTTTATCTAATGTAATAATAGACGCTAATGATGCGGCTGCTCCTAATTCAAATGCAATTGCCAACGTAACTGCTAACCAGTAAGGGTTAGACAATTCAAAAAAGTCAACTACGTGAATAGTGGAAATAATACTCACCATAAGGTAGAGTGATACGAATGTACCTATAATAAATTTATGTGTTAGATTCTTCATCTTTGTTCTTATAAAATATTTTGTTGATTAAAAGATTTGGATCGTTTAATGCTTCTGCACGTTCTTCACAACCGCAATCTTCATAGCCTGCTAATTTTGCAATCGCATTGGCCATATGAGCAACACCGATCTTTTTATTAAAGTTTAGTATTGTATCTCCAATACCACGTTCTTGCTTTTCGATTGGCATTATTTTTCTAATTTTTTTATCTCCTGTTCGATTTGAGTCTGTCTTTGCACATCTAAGATTTTACGATCAGTTGCCTGAATCATTCTCTTTTCAGATTTAAGACCCTCAATTTGTAAATCTTTAGCAGTTGGCAGAGCATTGATAATTTCACGCTGTGCCTTTACTTCTTTTTTTAATGTATTTAAATCAGAACCAGTTCCGCATGATTTAAAAAGAATTAGTACTAATAATACCACTACGATTTTCGTAAAGTGTTTTTGTAAGAATTGTTCTACTTTGTTCATAAGTTTTGTTTTAATTTTAAAATTTACCCCATTGAGATTTATCTCGGTTTTGTTCGGCAATTGTAATACCTAACCAAACGGATTTGAAAAATTGTTTTATTATGTTCATTATTCTGCTCATGAGTTAGTTGTTTAATTTATCTTTTATATATTTGATTAAAAAATGACCTCGTTCTTTTTGAATTCGGCTAGTCTTTTTTGAAATATTCCAAAGTAATGCTTTAAGTCCTTTTCAGTTAGTGTAAATCTCTGAGGGCATGAGTCGATTTCATTTGCAATCCATATTTCTGCACCCATTGGCCGAATACCAGTTCTTTCCCAGAAGGCTACAAAATATGCCGAAGCTTGAACGTAGTAATCTTGGATCCAATCGTCCTTTTTAGGTTTTCTGCTGTTCTTATAGTCTATAATGATAACTCTTTCGTCGATCAATCTGGAAACATTATCAACAGTTCCAGCAAATCCGCCACCTTTAGCTGACCATAAAAATTTCTCAGCTGCTAGGACTTCTTTAATCTTATCAAAAAACTGATCATGGTTGTTCCAGAACTTCATAAAGAATTTAAATCCTTCTTCAATGAATTCAGTATCAAATTTTTTGATTTCTTTATCTTTAAGCATGACCTTCTTTAATAAGCCTAGTCTCTCCTCGTTACCACCAGGTAACTGCTTGTAAAGTTCAATAAGTCTATGCATTACGGTTCCTCTATTCATAGAGAGTGTCGAGATTCTATCGGCTTCTTCCTCGCCAACTCTTTGTCTCCATGCATCTAAACCTGATTTGTCAGAAGTTCCACCTAGAACGGTGGTGACAGAAGGAAAGAGACCAAGCAATTGCTGACCTCTTTTTATTTGGTAATATCGATTTCCGTTTACCTCAACTCGTTTTATAGACTCGGCCATAGAGAGACTAATTTATCAAATGGTACAAATTTAACAATTGCCCAAACGGCAGTTGCATAACCTCCAGTTGCTAAAGTAGCAGTGATTACAGCTCCAAAATCAACATAGTCGGTTTCAGGGTATAAAATAACTAAATACGAACCGCTTCCATCTATTTTTCTAACATCTGGATATAGCACATCTGATAAACCATATTTAACTAAGATTTCGCTAATAGGACTAAGTGATTGTAATACGATTGATTGTTGTAATAATTCTGGTTGATTTAATTCGTCGCCTTCTAAATTGATTACCGCATAAACTCGGCCGATCCAGTCTACACGAAGTCCTTGACTGTATAATTCTGGTTCAATTTTCTTTACTACTCGGTAGCATTTAAAAACCAGTGCTAGTTCTTTAATGAAATAGAACCAATACTTTAAAACATTAATGGGATTCAGCATCTTCTAATTTTTTTAATAGTGTTTGACTTGTCTGTGCACCACTGAGTCTATCAATATTTTCACCATTCTTAATAACTATTATAGTTGGAATGTTTCTAATACCGAATTCTACAGTAAGCTCAGACTCTGTGTCAACATCAAACCTATGTATGTTAACTCTATTTATATGATCGTTTTCAAATTTGTTTAAAACTGGCTCCATGGCCCTGCACGGACTGCACCAGTCTGCTCCAAATTTTAGGAAATGAATTCCCTCGTTAAATTTACTCTGCATTTTCTGTTAATTGTATTTCTAGTTTGATTGCCTTTTTTGTATCAAACCATCCTGTTTCTCGACTTGTTTCATTAATAGTCCCACTTTCAAATGCACCTTCATATTTCTCTTGAGCCTAATCATAATAAACTTGGCTAGGACCATCAATTACCAAATGAATCGGATGCTCATAATATGAATCATCTCGTAGAATATTTGGTATATTTTCGGCTAGATATTCTAAGAATGCCTTCTCTGATTTGCCTTTAAAATTTGGAAAATCAGTAGTGTCTAATTCTACTGGAAGAGTAGTTACTTTAATAACTCTTTCTTGGGTTCTTCTGACTGTTATTTTCATACTATATTTATTAAGGTATTAAAATGGCAATCGCGGCTTCGAATGCTAGTAAATGATCTGTTTTTCCGGTAAGATGAACTATTGGAGTTACTCCTGTTTTTCTACCAGCTCTAGTTGATTCATATACTGCAAGATTTGCAATTCTCATCGAACTAAATGACAGCAATACATAAGTTTGTTTTAAGTATTTAAAAGTCCATGCCTTTGTTGTAGTTTCAGAAACTTTTGTTTTCAAACTAGCTCTAACTTCTTCTCTAAGTTTAGATGTTTTCTCTTCTTGTGTTAATTCTGCCATGATGTTTATTGTTTATTTAAAAATGAAATTAATATTAGTGTGAGTGTAATTACTACCATGGCGGTAATTGCAAATGTAACTGCCCTTTCCGATGCTTCAACTTGCTCTTTAGATCGACCTTGCCTGCTTCTGCTATTTTCATATGTTTCTTGAAAACGCTTTAAATCTAATTCTACCCTTTCTTTACAGATTTTAGAATCGCAGACATTAAGAAATCCAAAGTCTGCTTCTAAAGATAACTTTTTAGTTGCTAGTCGATTGCAGTTGAAACATTCCATATTAGTAAATTATTATATCGTTAAATTCTGTACCGTATTTTTTAAAGTATTCTTGCTTTAGAGCAGCTTCGTATAAATGAGCTCTTGGTAGAGTAGCTGATACATCATGCGTTACTAGATATTTAGCAACATTTAATGAAACTTCTTGATGGATTCCGTAACCGTATGCCTCAAATAGAATTGCTTCTATGTGCTTTCCATCGTGTGGCGAGTAATTCATTAGTTATTCAAAATTTGTTTTTTTTGTTTTATAACATGTTCTTTTAATTTGATGGTCCACTCATCAAACTTTTCAGTTGCATTGTTTGGATTAGCTTGGATGCATTTGAATGTTTGTCCATCCTTACGAAGTAAGATTAAATCTCCAGATAATTCGATCTGATACCCTAACTCTAAATTGTTTACCATGTTGTTATTTTTATTTGTTTGTTATTATGTTATATGTAAATATAAACAAAAGTTTTGACATAAAAAACTTTTATTCACTTATTTTTGATTTATTTTTTAACCAATTGAGAGGTATCATTTTACAAGATTCAAAACTTGGTAAATTTACCTCATTTCTTTCCGGATGCCACTGTATTCCTAATATCATACCATCACGACTAACAAATCCTTCGACTGCTAGATCTGCTGAATAATAAACTGCTCTGAGATTCTTACCTATTGTTGAACAGTGCTGATGATGCCTTGAATTTACTAGAAATTTATCTCCACCTCTAATGTCTTTAACCCAATGGTAGTTAGATAATCTATCATTATGATCGACGTCATCCATGAAATTATCGCTAGTGTGATCTTCAACTATAAGATCACTGAGATTTTCGACTGAACCACCAAAATACTTATTAATAACCTGCATTCCGCGACAAACTCCAAGAATTGGTAACTTTTTATCGATTGCTTCTTTTAACCATCCAAATTCTAATTCATCTCGAACTAGATTCTTTCCAATATCGGCTCCTCCGGAAAGTAATAAGGTCCCTTCGACTGGATCTCCAGCTGAAAGGACCTTAAATATTAACCTGTTCTCAGTTAACCACCTAGTGTAATTTTGCAATTCAATATTTCCTTTAGGTGGTGCTAGACTTATCATAGTTACTTCTTTTCCCAGACTAATGTATCATTAACAAAGATTTTAACAATGTCTGTAGAGTTATTTATTAACTTCTGAATATACATCTCAGGATATTTAATCTTGTCGTATACAACCTCATGGCTGAATTTTAATACTCTTATGACTGACCCTCCTGGAGTTAATGATAATTTATTTGTTCTCATCTCGTCGGTTGGGACGTAGATATTTTTACTAGACAGTTCTTCCATTTTCATATACGTGTTTTATAACAGGGAATCTCAAAGAGAAACCTCCATTTTGATTAATTGATTCTTCAAAATATTGTACGGTAATTGTCTTACCTAAAATACCTTCTGGATTGTTAAAATATTGACGACGTTGTTCTTGGTTAAAACCACTTCCAACTGCAACTTTACAACCTTTATGTTCTATCACTACATTTCGTAGCATAACCTCTTCAACTTCAACTCCATCAACAATAACTCTGTTTGGTCCCATTTGAACATCAACAACAACATATTCATTATCAAAGAATTGTTTAACTTTCATAATATCATTGCTTCTTTTACCTTGATATGGCGCATCTTTTCTCAACATTAAACCTTCCCATTTATTTTGGGTTGCTTTAACAATGTATTCTTGAAACTGATCTTCACCATCTATTTTAACCTGTTCTAGAGGTTCGATAAAATCTAATTCTCCAGCATAATTTTCAAACCATGCTTGTAGATTTTGTTGTCTTTCACTAAATGTTCTAATTGAAGTTTGAGAACCGAATTCTCCAACAGTCAACATATCAAAAACTACGAATTTCGGTCTTTTAATGGTATGGTTCTTACGTTTGATTTCCTTCATAATACCTTGGAAATCTTCGTTACCATTCTCATCCATCATACAAATCTCTCCATCAAGTACTAGATTCTGTGGAAGTCGGCTTAATTCAGCTTTGATAGCTCCAAGAGTTTCAAATTCATTTCCAGCTCTTGAGTAGAAATTAACTTCGCCATTTGAGTTCATTACGCAAATACAACGGCAACCATCTAGTTTTCGGCTAACGAACCAATCGTCTGACCATTTAACTTTTTTCTTTGTATCTTCATTATACGTGGCAGCTAATGCAACCTCGAATGCAGGAATACAACCAGGTATTACCTTATTAATCATAGATGCAGTTGATCGTGTTTTAAGATTACGATCTAAAATCATCCAAATTATCTCCTCGAATTCAGCATTTTCGCTAACAAACGAATTGACAGCCTGAATAGCGGAGTGACCAGTGATATTACGATCACTAAGGTCATCCAAAAGGCTAAAAATATTAGTATAAAGATTCGATGGAGCAACCAATTCGTTGCGTGTTTGACAGTTTTTAGAAGTGACATAATATTTCTTGAAAGGCGAGTATGTGTACTCAAATGCTTTTACAATTTCAGGGTAACCAGCGAATCTTTTAATAACATTGATTTTGTCTGTGTTAGAATTTGTTTCGTTTGATTCTAGAATGAAATCGTTTAGTAAATTAAGCGTCTTTTCCATATTTATTATATTTAGATTTATTGATTTGTTTATTAAATTGCCTCAGTTAAACTAAGTGGAGCAGAAATAAGAGATAGTTTACCAGCTTCTCTTAAATGTACTTTAGTACGATTGATTTTAACAACTTGAAATGTTTTACCAGCAGCTTGAGGATGGTTAACCCTAACGGTCATACCAACTTCTAAAGAACGTTTTACCATACGAGCATCTTGTCTGCGGCGTAATTTAATAATGTCAATAAGATCTGCGTTTAACTGTGAAAGTTCGGCAGTAGAAAGGGTGTTGATTTGAGAAAGGATTTGTGAGTAGTTCATAATGTATCTTTGTTAATTTGTTATATGTAAATATAAACATAATATTTCAATCGGTAAAACTTTTAGTGAAGTATTTTCAAAAAAGTTATTAACAATTTACGCAGCTTGTTTTGCTGCGTAAATTTTACCGAAGATCGGTGCAATCTTCTTGCCAATCTTCTTACCGTAATCGGTATGTAAAATACCTTGGTTCCAAAGGTAATGTTCAAAATCGAAACCATACTCATCGTATGCAGCTTCAGCAATCCAACGAAGAGCGGTAGCTTCATTACCAGCTCCAATTGAAACAGTCTTTTTAAGGACTGCTTTAAAAGCTTCGACAGCTTGAGCTTCGGCTTTAGCCTCAAACTCAGCGTTTTCCTTACATACTTGAGAAAAACTGTCAAAGTCAGCTTCCAACTCTTCGGTTGTCATAGCATATACATTAACAGTATGAGGACGGAAACCGTAAGCGTCCTTGTGAAAATCAGAATACAAAAGAAGCATATTCTCACGATCAGTAAGAGTATCTCCTTTACCAGCAGATAATTTAGATTCGATAATCGATTGTTCTTGGATTTGAGCTTCTGTCATCATAATGTTATTGTTAATTTGTTATATGTAAATATAAACATAATTTTTGACATAAAAAAATCCGAATGAAAGTATTTTCATCCGGATTCAAAAAAGTTATTAACAATTTTATGAATGTTATCAGGCGCTGTTTGTTATTTAATATTTAGAGTTTTTGGTTTAGCTTCTTCAGCAATTGGAATATAAATGGTAAGTAAACCATTCTCCATTCCAGCTTCGGCTTCGGCTAAATTAAATTTGGTTAAAGGAATTCTATATCCTAAGTCAAAAGACTTCCTAGAGATTCCTCTGTGATAATAGTTTCTCTCATTACTAATTTCTGGAGATTCCTTATCATGTGAGATTTTTAATACATCTCCTTCGATAGAGATTTTGATGTCTTCTTTTGTAAGACCTGTTCCTGCAACTTCAAAGTGCAGACCTTTTTCATCTTCATATATGTCTACCGGATGACCAATTCTTGAGTCAATCACTGGTGAGAAAAATGAATCATTGTTGAAAAAGTTTTTAAATAGAACGTCAAATGCGTCCATGTTTTTTGTGATTCGTGTCATAGTTCTTAAATCTATTTTTTTAATTTTGACTCTCATTCGATAAGTCATTGAATGCGCCTGAGTTACATTCATTATTATATATCGCTAAAAATTAAATTGTTTCAAATCTAATTTTATTAGTCTTTATCTTTATATGGTAATTTTCCATCATGACCGCCATCTCTTACCTCTTTGGCAATATCCTTATCGGCATTCTGCCATGTACCTTCACCCTTTTCTAAGAAGGCATTTACTCTAGCGTAACCCCATTGTTCTTGTGTTGCTCCAGGATGGTGTCCACTGTTCCATGCGTCCATGCCACGTCTCATTACTAAGCGAAGTAGTGCTAATGGAACTCCTGATTCTTTGGCTTTATTTTTTAGGCCAGTTTCAATAGCGTCATTATCAATAGGTCCTCTATCTCCTTTGGCTTTTTCTTCTGATTCATTCATGAATTTTGGAGAATTATCATGTCCACATTCGTGACAAACAAAAACATCTTTTCCTCCGTCTTGCATTTTCCATTGCCATGCGCAGTTTTCGCAAGTTACCGTATTTGGTGTGAATTCTTCAAATAGTTTTACGTATTTCATTAGTCTATTAAATTGTTTTTTATTATGGTCTCAGCTATCTCTTTTGAAATTTTGCTATCTGATGGAAAATGAATTCCAACATTTACTCTACTATCAGCGATCCTTTCTCCTAGTTCTAATAAACTTTCTTTTAAACTAGGATATTTATTTGCAAAATATTGACTCATGAAATATGCAGATAGAGCATGACCTGATGGGTAAGCTGCACTACAAGCATCGGTCTTAATAATAGGATTGATATCGTATTGTAGAGCTTTAGCCAATTGATATGGTCTAGGTCTATTGATTTTATCTTTTAAATAATATAGAATCGGTTCAGTTTGAGAATCTACTCTAAAAAAGTCGCCCATTGAAATAGTAGGCTCCTCTTCTTTAATAATATCTAAGAACATGTTTGCGTAGTTTTCAACGTTATCTACATGTCTAGCAAAAGCTATTTCTTCGGGTGTTGTTGATTTTAATTTAGTTTCTAATTCTTTAAGATCCTGATGTGTTATTTCGCTTGAATTTGATGGAGCCTCATTAATGATTATTTGCGCCATATTGTTATCTATAAACCAAGATTTAACAGCACACTCAGAATTAATTAGTTCAACATGCTCTAATACAGGATTACCGAATTGAATTGAATTAACTAATTCTTCTGTATCATTTTCATTAATAAATGCTTCGAATAATTTTATTGGTTTCATATCTTTACAAGATTAACTTTTATTTTAGTTTCGCCAAGCGCCCATGCTGTCGTTAAACGATGGTGTCCATCATATATTGCTAGTCCATCAGGAAATTGTACAACATTGATTGTTTTTAATTTACCATCTCGACTAATCATTTCCTTAACTTTATTACTTTGAATATTACGTTGAGTAATTTGAATGTCTTTTACATTTACTGATTTTGTCTTGGCATCTTTCTCATTCTTTTCAAATGCATTTACGACATCGCTCCAAGAATGTTTTGTAATATCAAAAATATCGTCGATTCTTTTTGCATCATCAAATATTGCACCTTTTGGCAAAGCATCAATTTTAGCAACCGCTGATTCAACATCTTTTGCTTCATTGATAAAATCTTCAAATATCTTTAGAGGTTTCATATTTTGCCGTAGATTCTTTTTGTAATTCTTTTACCAGCTTTTGAAAGGAATCGGGTGTAATAACCATCTCCAGTAAATTCTGGTTGTTTGTCTGCTCCAACAACATCTCTAATCATTTCTTCATCGGTAATAACTGGAGCTCCTGACTTAGACAGAATTTCTTCCATCTTTAAACTTGCTTCAATAAACCAACCCTTGGTATTAACAAATTGTAATAATTTTTTAACAACATCGGATTTGGCTTCTTTCTTACCGTTAGTTCCTAATAAGGCAATCTTGTTTCCCCATTTTGTAGGTTTGTAAATAATGAATGCATCGGCAGCATTGTCTGAATCGACATCTTTTAGGGCAGTTGCCTTATACTTCGACTGCATTTCTTGCCAATCGTCAGCTGAAAGGTCCATGCCCGCATCTAAATATGTCTTAGTGTACATATCCCAGATTTCTTGCATTCCATCCTTATCGATCTTCTTTAGATCCATATCGATCCATTTATTCGATGGAATCTGGAATTCATTCATGAAATCTTCAAATAGTTTTACATGTTTCATTATATGTTAAAATATTTTGTAATATCTGCTCCTAATTCTTTAGCGTCTCTTTCGTAATATTGCCACCCTGGAATTATAATCTCATCGACTTTAATTTTATTTCCAATAACAAACACCTCATACTCATTCATAAACTCGTGAACCGATTGAGTAAATACGGGGTTCATAATAGCTAAAGGATGCGTATCTTTAATTTTAATAATTACAGGAATCATTCCGTCTTTAGTTCCGTCTAATACTCTTTTGACAACCGTTTTAGATGCCACGATTTCACCATAGTATTCTGTGCTAAGACTCCCTGCGAAATCTTCGGCTATTTCAATAGAAGGTGTAAATGAAGTAAATCCTTTTTTATTAATGCTCTCCCAATTATAAGATACATTAAGATTCAGACTGCCACCAAATATATCAACAGTGTCGTTATATTTCCATTTACCCTTAAGTGCTAGCACGTCTTTAAACGGTACCATGGTACCTCTATAAAGTGAAGTACCCTCATAAACTGTTCTACCTTCAGATGGTTCTAATACTTTTGGAAACTTCTTTTTTAAAGGCAATAATTCTTTTAGTATCTGACCCATTTTTGGATTTGCTTTTACGCTAAAGATCCAATCTTTTATTAATTGTATTAATTGAGTTTCATCGGCAGTATTAGGTTCAAATTCTATTCCAAGATCTTCCCATTTATTGGGTCTACCTAAAACAGAAGGATCACCTAGTAATACTTTACCGGTATCAAACTCATTAATAAAATCTTCAAAAAGTTTTACATGTTTCATTTATAAGGATGCTTGTAATTTTTTCTATAAGCTAATTCGTTTCGTAAAACTGCAATTCTCTTTTTAGTATTTTTAATTCTAAAACCAACGTACCATTTATATAACATGGTCTTTGGTTTAATTTGCTCTAACTCTTGAAGTCCAGATTCAAATAATTTGATTAATTTAAAAAGTGCCACTTTTTTATTTTATTTTATAAACTATATATTTACTTAATCATTTTAATTCTGGACTTCACGTTTGGTGGAATTTTACTAATTAGACTCTTAAAACAGGCATCTAGAACATAAGTCACAGCCCAATCATCTTTACTTCGGACAGAACGCCCAACTCCTTGTAGAAAACTAACAGAAGTTTTCCAATCATACCAATCTGGCATGTAATTCATTTTGGCTTTGACGTGAGGAGAGCCTAATGATGGATATGGTACTTTAAAAAATATTTGAAATCTACTCGTATCATCTTTTAAATCTAAACCTTCGAGTAGAGAAGGACCGACTAGGACTGCATCGCTCTTCTTTTTAAAAAGTTCGAGTGCTAGTGCCTTATCTTTAGAATTATCATAATTCATTAACCGAAAGGTGTGTTTACTCTTAGTCATTATATAATTCATAAACTCATAAGAACCACAATGAATAACTCCATTTTGTCCCTTGTGTTTGCTAATAATCTTATCTAAAATGTCAATCACCAGCGGAAGACTTGTATCTTTTTCTCGCATTGACATTTTATGTTTGTTAACAAAGACTATTGGTGATTTATCATAATTGAAATCGTTTGACAGCCTGATAAATCTGGCATTCTCAATTCCCATAATTTTCATATAACTTGCTGGATCTCCAATCGTAGCAGACATGAATATTTTAAAATTAGCCCGTTCATGTAAGTGTTTCTTAATTAACCATTGTTCTTGAACGCAGGTAAAAAGAGCCTCTTCTGATTTCTGGTCTGGAACCATTTTATCAATTCCAACTTGCTGGATAATCGTGATAAAATCTTCAAATTTACAATGAACATCTTTAATCCTGTCGATTGTAGAAAATGCGGTTTGCCAGTCTTTTGGTACAACGCTGTCACCGAATCTTTTCTTTGACGCGGTCTTTATATCCTTACCAATTTCTAAATAGATTTCTAAGAACTTCTTTAAGTCGACCATAGTGGCCAAAAGTTCAACGTTACTATTAGATTTTAAGAGTGTATGTAATATTGATTCTAGTTTGTTTTTCGTAACAAACGGTTTATTGAATGCCCATTTCTGTAAGAATCCATTTAAGACAAGTATCTTAGTCACGATGGTTCTGTCTATTCTAGGACTAAAATGATTTTGAACTATCTCATCGATTTTATGTGCTTCATCAAAGAATGCAAAATCTCTCTGTTCAAATGGAGATCCACCCTCTTCAGCTTTTTTATCTTCAACATAGTTACGTTGAATTAACCAGAAACTATAATTAAGTAGGGCAATTCTAGAGTTGATTGCCTTTTCACGTGCATTTAAATATCCACAATTAGAGTAACAATCAAGCTCTTTGGCCTTTTCATAACTCATGCCTTTTAGACGGCAATCTCCTAAGCTGAATGGTAAACCATTGACTGAGCATTCATAATTGTCAACACCCTTGATCGATCCCCAAGGTAACTTTAATCTATATAAGTCCGATTCGTATTGATCCTGTAAGCTTAGATCACTTGTGATTAAGTAACCTTTCTTACCCATTTCAATTAGGACAAGGCTTGAAGCCATTGCAATAATTGATTTTCCTGTACCGGTTGGTGCATCAATTACAATTGTACCCATTGGATCTTCAAAATAGGTTCTGCAAATAGCTTCTACAGTTTCTCTCTGTCCTACTCTGAATTCAAATCCTTCTCCTAAAAGACCAGTTTCTAGTATTTTATCAATTTGATCTTTTATTTGTTGCTCCACTTTGTTGTTTTATATGTTGAATCCAATCTTCTAATTTATGTTCCGGCTGCCAGTCTAATAATACTCCAGTATCTGTGTTAAATTCAACACTTGTTAATCTTTCGCCTCGACGTTCTGGGATAAATTCCCAATCTCCAAATTGTTTAGCAACATCAATGATACTGATATTAATTCCGCTGCGTAAGAACCATTCCCAATTTAAATTCTTATTAGCAGCCTTGATTAGGCCATTAACAATATCTTGAACGTGTGTGAAATCTCGAGTTTGAGTTCCTGGTTCGACAACAGTACATTTCTTACCTTCATTTAATTGTTTTTCAAAGATGCCAATTACGGTTGCGTAATCTCCAGTTGTAATTTGACCTGGACCATAGACATTAAAGAAATAACATATCTCATAATTTAATCCGTACCATTCTCCGTAGTTCTTAATTAATTCTACCATTTTAGCCTTGCACCAAGAATATGGAGAAAGATTCTCATCTTTACCTCCATTACCAAATTTTGATGAACTTGCTGAGTAAATTAATTTTGCATTCCATTTACGACATAACTCCAGGATAATTGGAGTTCCTGCTAGAATACTACGTTCAACATAATCAATATCATCAAATGATTTAACTATTCTTGAATATTCTCCAAAATGAAATACGGTATCGAATGTATGGTTGCGGAAGATATGATCAGCTTCCCAAGTATTGCCTCGATAATATTCAACACCGGCAACATGATTTTCAGGTTTGCCAGTGAAATAATTATCTAAGACTGTAATTTTTAAATAGGGATATTGTTCTCTTAAAGATTTTATAAGATTACTTCCGATGAAACCAGCTCCGCCAGTTATTAATATATTTTGCATATTGGTGAAGTTTGGTGATCGCGAAAGGATTCGAACCTTTGACCTATTCATTAGAAGTGAATTGCTCTATCCAGCTGAGCTACGCAACCATGAGCCTCTTGTCGGATTCGAACCAACGACCTGCTGATTACAAATCAGCTGCTCTGGCCAACTGAGCTAAAGAGGCAAAAATACGGGATACACATTTTGGTTCATTATAGATTGAAGTTTTTGTGTAGTTGCTGTAGGTATCCCAAAGGGCTTAATTAAGCCTTGTTAGCCTCAGATACTGAAGTTCTAACTGCTTGTGCAAGAGCTTTAATTTCCTGCATTTGTTTTCTGATTCTTGTGCCAGCTGCTTTATTACCTTTTTCAGTAAATTTAACTGCATCTTCTTGAATAGTATCAAGAGCTTGACGGATTTGTTCTAATTGTTCTAACATAATTGTTGTTTTTTTATTGTACTGTTATTATATAGGGTTATCCCTGTTTGTTTATAAAAATGCTACACTTTCGTAGTAGCCACGTGAATTCCATTAACACTAGTTAACAAAATCCAACCGCGATTACGCGGCTAGTGCAAAGTTGTCGTTTGCGTTTACTAATCATCTCTCCCTACCACATTCTATACTGTCAAAAGCCTGGTCACCCCCAATAGTTTTGTAATTTTGTGGAGGTGGCGGGAATCGAACCCGCGTCCAATACAGTGTCAATAAGTGTCAACAATAATCAGCGTAGGCAATAATGGACTCGAACCATTGACCTCCTCGGTATCAGCGAGGCGCTCTAACCAACTGAGCTAAATGCCTATGTATTAATAATGTAAATCTAAGAACAGTAGATCAGTTTCATCATCATAGAATACTGGACTCCATGCTGGATGATACTGTTCTTGTAAAGAGGTGTCATTTAAATCTTGAATGAGTTCAGTAGGATCTACAATTCCAGGATATTCAGGTTCTAAACCTTCTTCCCGTTTCTTGATTTCTTCTGTCATCTTTTCATTTATTTCCTGAGCTTCGTAGTATGCATATCCTTTTTTAAGATATACTCCCCATGGTTCTGACATGGTACCTTCTGGTAAAATTCCATCAGGACTATCCATTCCAGAAATATCAAAACCATTAAAGTACTTGTCTTCAACTCTCTGTACCATGATTTTAGCATCAAGAGGGACATCGCGTTCCTTAAGGAATGTTAAAAGATCGCCAACCGTCATGGTTTGACTTTGGACTATTTCTGATTTTTCTACTATTCTCATGTTAATAATTTTATTGTACCCTCGGAGAGACTCGAACTCTCAAACCTTGCGGCGCTAGATCCTAAGTCTAGTGTGTCTACCAATTCCACCACAAGGGCAAATTAACGGGATGCTGTTTGCTTTTTTCCATAAAAGTTTTTAGTTGCTGGAAGCATCCCAAAATTTTAACCTAAATCCAATTAGTTAATTGGAGTATGGAAAGGTAGAGAAGTGTCAGTTTTTACTGAATCAACTAAAGTTGAATCTGTTGCTACTACAGTTGAATCTACGGCGGTAGAATCAGTTGTTGGTGTTGTTCCACCGTTTGTTCCATTACCGCAAGATGCTACGAACATTGCGATGATTACTGCTGCAAGAATTGTTACTTTTTTCATTTTTGTTTTGTTTTTGGTTTATTATTATGACTTTCGTCCGTTTATTATATAGACTTTCGTCCCTTTGTTTATGTATTATTTAATCAATTTTTTAAAAGATACAAATTCTGTTGCTTTTATTAATTCATTAAAAATCTTAAGTGCTGATTTAAAACTCATTTTACGGCCACTTGATGTCTGTAGATATGTTGAACCGCTGGTTGCAAAATCATTGTTATCTGCCCACAACAAATAATAAGTTGATACTATGTTTCCAACAGGACTATAAGATGTTTTATACCATATCTTATCGGTCTTTGGCTCGTATGATGGTCGAGTAGTTCCTTTTGCAAGAGCTACATGTTTTGGTAAATCATTACCATTTTCTGTTCTTTGAAAAGAGACTAGAATTTCTAGCTTTCCTATTTTCTTATGATTTATTTTCATTTTACCAAGAGTCTAAGTCTGTTAAATCTAATTCTGTTTTTGTCAAGTGACTATATACTGTAATAGCACTACCAATTCCGGTTGGTGTAAACTTATAAGTATATAGACCGTATTCGCCAAATAGGTCCTTGATTTTTTCTTGCCATTCTTTAAGAGCAGCAAGTTCCTTTTCGTTTAAGCTAAATTCCATTAGTCCCAGATTTGATATTGTTTTCTTAATAATTTTACTACATCGATTGCATCTTCAACCGCATTATGTGTTACCGCTCCATCAATACCAGCTCTCTGTTTACAAACATCTAAACTTGGTACTGATTCGTCATTGTGCCAATCAATAAATAAAATACCTGGATCTAGAACTCGGCTACGAATAGCAAATACTTGTTTCCATCTTGGTAATTTAACCAAGAATTGTTGGTCGAATGATGCAAAGTTTTTACCAGCTGCAGTGAAATGAACTTTGTCCATATTTCCTGTTAGAATAGGGTACATAATACCGTCAACTAGTTTTACATGTTTTCCGACTAATTTGTCATCGAATTCTACTAAGCCATTCCTGTAACAAAATTGGTATAAGGCTTCAACAACCTCATCTTCATTGTAGAATTTAGCGCCAAAGTCTTCTTCGACTTGTTTCTTTGCCCCGTCTGTTTTTGCAACAGAATAGTTTTTCATGGCTTGAATCAAGTCTCTATTTAAATCTAGAGCAAAAATACTACCATAAACACTTTCGCGTTTAATCACAGCATGGAACGTTGGAAGCTCTTCTAATGGTTTAATATTATTAGTGTCTTCGATGACTGCGCCAATCGAAAGGACCTGACATAAATCTCTGTCTAATCCTGTGGTCTCGATGTCAATTGAAATATATTTCATATAGTTTTATTTTAAAAATTCTAATACTTTCTCTTTAATTCCTGATTGTTTAATACCTTCTAAAGACCTTGGTGTTAGAACAAAGTTTTCTAGTCCCCAAGTTCGTTCAATATTTTCATAGTTCTTAGCCATGTTTAAATCATCAATTGCAACCCAATGTGTAACTTCTGGATGACGCGTTAACCATTCTAAGATTTCAACATGTCGCTCTTGTTCTAACATCCAAGTTTGATTCCAATTAATATCTTCATCTTTAAGATGTGCTGCTCCTCCATCATTATATAGGTCTCGACAGAATGCAGTTGTATCGATTGGACGCTTAATGATTCCTTGTGCTTCATAGTAATCACCCAGCTCTTCAAGGGTTGCATGTTTTTTCCAATCTGATGATACTACTATCTCTGCACCAGTTTCCTCGATGATTGCGTTAAGTATTGCGATGGCCTTCTTGTTAAAGTTATCAAAACGATATTCAACATCTAATGAATTAACCGATTGGCTCATTTTACGACCAGCTTTCTGCTGTTTCTTATGTCGACCTCCCCATTCCGTAGAAAGGCAAATTACTCCGTCATTATCTAAAAATATTACTTTCATGTAGTTTATACTCTATTTTGTTGTTTTGTTTCTTATGTAAATATAAACAAAATATTTGACATAAAAAATCCTGATCAATTTATTTTGACTCAGGATAAAAAATAGTGCAAGAAGCTGGAATCGAACCAGCGGCACGGCTATGTTCCTTGCCGGTTTCAATGGGCGAAGTACTGAAGCTTGCTCTAACCAAACTGAGCTATTCTTGCATTATGGGTAGGATCAGACACGTTCTGCCTACCGAGACCTCGTCGTTAACTTTCGTCAGAGCGGATCGAGACACTTTTGAAATAAATATCATGACATTCTTTAAATAGAGTTTCATATTTAGTATCAATTCCAGGAAATGCGGTTGTAATATCCATCATAATATTGCGAATGATCCCTCTTCTCAATCCATCATGACTATATTTCATTTTTTTACCCCATACATGGACAATTGATTTTTCTATTCTAATACTCTCTTCTGAAGAGTTTAAGTATGGAATCCATTTTTCATTCCATGGTATATTGTAATAATGTGAACCAACTATAAATTTATTTGGCTTAATAATATTATAAGATACTCCTAATTTATTTGCAATTGTTGGTAACATTCTCTGTTCTACAAAAATCGCGCTGTTGCTTATGTTTTTTTTACAATCAGGATTCTTATCTAATAGTATTACATTAGTAACTTCATCATACCAAGTGTTAATTAATTCTTGAGTTCTATTCTTAAAGTGCATGATTGCACAATTTACAGGCCAACAAGACCAATCAAATCTATCAACGTCTTGTTGGTCCATCCAATTTATAGCGTCATGATAATTATTAAATTTTTCATTCACATCAAAGAATTCTTCATGAAATGCTGTAAAATCGCAATCATTTTTAAGAAGACCAGGTTCTTTTAACCATAAGTCAGTATCGATAATACAGAATTCAGTATCATGTTTTGCTATTTCTTTAGCGGCATGAATCTTAGAAAAACTCCAATACCTAGATGCCTTGTCTTTATGAGGTATAGAATCTAATAAATCAGTATCGATAAAATCATATTCCTTTTCAATACCGTATTTCTTAATAAGATTTAAATGATCTGTATTTGCATACAATTTAATAGGACCATAATTCTTTTTCCAGAACAAAACAGAAGTCAACTGTGCTAAAACATCAATCGCATCCCATTCTTCTGGATGAAACTTCCAAAATTCATGTTTAAATTTGTAAAAGGTATGGTACCCGTTTATCATATACAATATTAATTGCGGTCCCACCGGGAATCGAACCCGGCATACCGCCGTGACAGGGCGGCGTTATAGCCGATTAACTACAGGACCTTTGTATTCTAAAATTTGTAGCCCTGCCGGGAGTCGAACCCGACTTTCCAGGATGAAAACCTGGCGACCTAACCGATAGTCGACAGGGCCAAATGTGGAGGATATCGGATTCGAACCGATGACCCCTTGCGTGCAAGGCAAGTGCTCTAGCCAACTGAGCTAATCCCCCGAGAAGAGTTAGGACCTGAGACTTCTGCTATCTAGAATTCTGCTGCTCCGTCCATACTCTTTAGTTGCGGGGGCAGGATTCGAACCTGCGACCCCGAGCTTATGAGGCTCGTGAGCTACCACTGCTCTACCCCGCTATATATTATTTTAATAAACTTACAGTATACGGCTCAAATATGGTTAACTTAGATCCGTCGGTATTATAATACCAGATTGAATCTTTATTCATGCCGTATATTGTATCGGTATATGCGATTGCTGGTCGAAGTTCTTGTGTTACATTTACTTCATTCCAATCAACTTGTCTTTCGATCATGACTGAAACTTGACCTTCAATTTTGTACTTATATTTTATACCCTTATTTTTACAAGAAAGGAATAGAATCGACAGTACTAACATACCTGCTACTTTTTTCATATTTTACTTTTTGGTACTCGGGGCGGGAATCGAACCCGCACGGACAAATGTCCACAAGATTTTAAGTCTTGCATGTCTACCGGTTTCATCACCCGAGCATTTTATTATTTTATCCAATATCTTTAAGAACGTTACTATCATTATATGATTAAAATTAGTATTGTTTAAAAACTTTAAAAAATATTTTAATCACTGCTGGTAGGACTGGATTCGAACCAGTACAAAGAGATTAGGCTTACGCTTTATTTCCGGTCTTTAACCCCGAGACGGGAGGTCGTGTCTGCCAAATTTCACCACCTACCAGCAACAATTTAAATTGCACGATTGGAGAGATTCGAACTCCCATCAACGGTTTTGGAGACCGGTATGCTACCATTGCACCACAAACGTGTAAAAAGAAAGAAAACAGAAGATGGTTCAGTGGACATCTGTTTTTACGATTGGCATTACTAAGATGATTCCAAACTCTTATATACCACCTCCATCATCAGGTTACAGTATACTATTCCCCAATCAACTTTCTTGGTGGAGCGGGTTGGTATCGATCCAACTCCTCTGGATTTTCAGTCCAGCGCAATGACCTCATCTGCCACCGCTCCGTTGAGTACAAGGTCGGAATCGAACCAACTCCGTGGGATTTGCAGTCCCACTGGCCTCCAAGACCAACTCGTACTTTTTTCACCAATATGTCAAAGAACTTTCCATATAAAATAATAAAGCCCGACTGTTTAGGTCGGGCTCTAGTTGCTTATATATGTAGTTTAAAAATATTAACTTTTCTTCATATCAAATAGAGCTTGCGACAGATCACATCCTGCATACGGGTTATTGCTAAACCATAAGTTCATGTGTACATTGCCTATATTTTGCTGTATTTGTTGCATTATTTCTTTAATTTATAATATTGTAATCTATATATCTACTTATTTTAAAAAGTTTCACTCTGTGCGAAAACTTCTTTTCAATTTATTTTTCTGAATCAAATCTATCGTGAATGACTTTACCAGTATCTTGGTATGCGTGCCATAAAAGAGAGAGCGCTTCTTCAACACTTTTACCAATTTCTTTCTCTAATTTACATACTGGATGCTGGATAATATGGTCATCTAAAGTACTCATTAGTACATGTAATCGGTCTAGCATTTCATGGTAATGAAACTGGTCTAATTTATCTTTGGCACTCATATTATTATATTGATCCTTTTTCTGTAATTTTAAGTCCTTCATTTCGGTCAATAAATAACCATTCGCAATCTATTAATTCAAATTCGTTTAAGTGTTCAATAACTTCTGACGCTTCGAAACAAGAGCATGAATAAATGTCAAATTGAAACATTGCTGGTTCTTGTTTATCCCAAACATGTATTGCAGCATGTGATGTTGCTAGAGTTACGGTTCCGGTAATACCTTCGTTTCCAGGTTCATCAACATAAACTGATGTTGGACCGGCAACTACTACCATTCTTACTTTGTTAACTAATTCTTTAAACCATTGGTTTAAAATTTCTTCTGATTTTGGCGGATTTTTGATATGCCCCTTAACTAAAAGGTGCAAATGATTTGGCGTAAACATATAAAACTCTACTAATTTTGTTTTATATATTTCGACTTAGTTTGTCCGTATTATGTTGTTTTATTATCAGTTGCGATCATTCTTTGGATATACTGATCGACTAATCGGCTAACTGCTTCTGGCTTATTGTCTGATGTAAATTTAACCTTGATTTTTGCCATGCCAGAATTATTATTTCTTGTAGCACCTGAATCTACTTCAATTCCGCCAAGATTATGTTTATAACCTTTCTTTTTAAATAGACCTAAGATCGATCTTTTAACCTGAGAAACTGGATCTGTCGAATCTCCAAAAACTAATCTTGCTTCAAATTCTATATCTAACTCATTGAGTCCAATTGATGAATGATCTGCTAAAATATAGAGAGGAACCGTAACAGTCTTTTCTCCTACTTTAAAATCTACCGTCTTTGGAACTCCATCATCAAAATAGTTGGCTAGAGAATTGATGTGTTGTTTTTCACTAATTCCCTGTGCAACCATTGCTGCTTCTAACAGACCGCCAAGAAGTTCTTCAATATTTAATTTTGCCATTTGACTTAATTATTTTAGGGTTATACACAAAAAAACCCGATTGTTTCCAATCGGGTTTAGTTATTAGTTTAGGTTTTAAACTAAAAATTATTAACCTTGCTCTGGATCTTTAGCCGGAGGAATATCGGTTGGTTCTAACATTTGAGTTAAATAATCAGAAAGTTTTAACATTCCCTCAGTTGGTGGTAATTGCTCAGCGTGTACTTTTACATTATACTTAGCTGAATTATCAGTGCTTCTTGTATTCTCTTTATGAGTTGCAACGCTTCCTGACATATTAACTGAGAATTTCATACCCCAAAATCCACCTGATGCTTCTGCACTTATAGATGCACTTGAATCTGTTGAATCTTTGTTAATTTCTGATGTTTTAACCTCCATTGTAAATTCAATATCAGCTGAAGTAATAGCTAGTGAAGGAAGTGGAACTAGAGGTAACATTGGAACTTTAGAGTATAAAGTTTTAATTGTTTTTTCTCCAGTTTTAGTATCTGTTACTGCTCTTTGCATTTGTACGTCTAATGAACGTGCAGTTGTTGCACCGTCTTTGTCTGTTACGAATGCTACTTCGCTGATGTATTTCCATGTTACATCATTTAGTTTTGCTTGACCTTTCGCCATTCCGACGATTGGTGAAACGATAAGGTCCTCAATAGGTAAACCGGTAAATTGAGATGCGATTGATTCTGCCATAATTTAATTTTTGTTTTTTGTATTATTATAGTATATATCTAATGATTTATCCAAATTTGACTGAACCATTATACTGTTTTTTAATGTCTTCAATTTCTTGTAGAGCTTCCCTGAATGATTCTACGATTTCTTCGCTTACTGCAAAATTAAATACAGTTTGGCAATTTGGACAAACTGACATAGGATTCTTAACAATAAAATCTAATGTTATTCCTAGAGGTGTTTGACAACCTGGGCAAGGTAAGGCCATATTAGCTTATTTTAATATCCGTAGACTCGATTAATGTATATGTGAATGCGTTTCCGTGAATTGCTTTGGCCTTATTAATAAGTCCCATAAATTCATTAAAATCTTTTATTCTTTTAAATACTTGACATCCTTCTGACCAGTTTTCTACATAAGCAGATTCGGTTTTCGGGTTAGATCTGTGTCCATTAATTCCAAAAATACCTTCTTGTATGATAGTTTCATTAAAAGTCATATCCTTGTTTTTATCACGGTATACTTTTACTGGAGCAACTTGTCTCATTGCCTCGTATTTACCTTGATGTAGACCAACGGCCCACATTCCTCTATATTGTCCAGGTACGACTCTTGCAACTCCATTTGGATTTGAAAATTCTTTAACTGCCTTTGTTCCAGGATCGGTTGTAATTGCCCATTGATAGAATTTCCAAACACCACCTTCTTTAAAAGATAGCGTCATAAAATCATCAAAGACATTAGTTACTTTGTCAGCAATTGCAGCGGCATTATTTCTAACACCTATGATATTAACATCATAACTTTTATTTGCATCGTCATTAAACCATACATATCCTTTTGCTCTAATAGCTGCTTCGATTTGTTCTTTAGTGTACATATATTATTACTTTGATTTTAATTCGTTTATTGCATCTTCAACATACTTGTCTCTCTGTCCTTGTAGATATTGAATTCTGTCTAGCATGATTTGTTTATCATCCTTTATTGTTTGCTCAGTATAGGCTTTTTGTGCTTCATATAGTTTTTGCCAATAGGATACGCGCTCTTCCATCATTTTACCTTGATACCAAATTACGGCTAGCATAATTACAATCGTAAAAGATTGCTCTTTTAATTTACTAACGAATACGTCTATAAATCCTTGAGTTGGTGTTTGGTTCTCTGACATTATGAAAAATATAGATTTGCTTCAGCAGTTCTGCGTCTAGTTAAACCTGCAAGTGCTTTACCACCCGCTTTGTTCCATTTTAAAAACTCAGCTCTAATAGTTGGATCGTTTGGATTAGCATTAACTTTTTTAAGTAGAGTGCTAGATTTTAGATTAGCAGGTCCTAAATTGTAACAAAAACTTACAAGTGCGTCAAATTGATTTTGATTAATCGTATCAATACAGTATGCGTCAACATATTGTTCAAAACTAGAAAGGGACCATGATAATAATTCTATTGCACGGCCTTCTGTAATAATCGGATCTTTTAAAGTTACTTTTGCTTTATTTTCATAGAACGTGTTTCCGTATCCGATTGTTGGTACATTTGCTGGGCACAAGTACGGTTTTAAGTACAGTCCCTCAAATGATTTAATTAAGTCTAGACCTTTTTGGCCTATTTTAGTAATTTTTGCCATAGTTGATTGTTATATTTTTATATTTATCAATATTATAGAGAGAAAGACTCTCCACACCCACATGTACGACTTGCATTTGGATTTACAAATTGAAATCCTTTACCATTTAGACCATCGGAAAATTGTAATTCTGTACCGAACAAATATAAAAAACTTTTGGTATCTACTAATATTTTTAATCCAGTATCTGCTTCGATTATATTATCACCTGCTTCGATCTTATTATCAAAGTCCATGGTATAAGTTAATCCACTGCATCCTCCTCCTTTAACACCAACTCTTAAATTATGGGTTTCTGGTGTTACACCTTGTTCCGCCATTAATGAAATAACATGGGATAATGCCTTTTCTGTTATTGTAATATCCATGATGTAGTTGTATCGTTTATTCTATCTCAGCATCAAATACGATTGCCTTTGATCCTTGCTTTTGTCTATAGTCTTTTATTGCTTCTTTAATAGCATCTTCTGCTAATACTGAACAGTGAATTTTAACCGGTGGTAGGGATAGTTCCTCTACCAATTCCATATTATCCATTTTAATTGCATCATCTATCGACATTCCTTTTAACCATTCAGTTGCTAATGAAGATGCTGCGATTGCCGAACCGCATCCAAATGTTTTAAATTTTGCATCAGTTATGATATTATCATTAACTTCTATTTGTAATCTCATCACATCACCGCATTCAGGTGCACCCACTAATCCAGTACCTACATTGGATTTAGATTTATCTAAAGTTCCTACATTTCTTGGATTATTAAAATGGTCTATTACCTTATTTCCGTATGCCATATATTAGTTTTGTGTATTTTCTACCGCTTCGTCTGTTGTTTTATTAGAAGTTGCGTCTTTAATTTGTTTTTTAATCGCTGTAAATTTATCAACTGAAGATAATCCAAGACAACCAAAGGCAAGTAATGCTACTGCGTTAATAATCGTATCATTTAAAATTATATCGGTCTTTTTTAAACTAGTATAAATTAAAACGAAGATTAATGCTAAACTGGATAAAATTCCAATTACTCTTTTTGAAGATGGAGATCCATTTTCATCAGATGCAAGTTTATGTAACCATTCTAGGATTTTTGGTATTGGATTTGTCATGTCATAATAAAATATATTTACTTGTTAGAGTTTATATATCTTGATATGATTCTAGCGGCAATTACATTTATATGCATTAATATCGCGAGTGGCCGGAGTTACATTCAGGAAGTAATAACATTCTTTAATATTACCATATCTAAGTTCTTTGTAGAACCCAGAGGGTATCGCTGCACCTCCTGATACTCTTCTGATTGGCTTATTAAAGTCAATGAATATTGTAACAGAAACGGTCTTATTCATTGCTAGGGCACGTTCTCTAATTTCTAAAGCTTTCCAAACTCCACGATTCAGGGCCTGTTGTTGTAAAGCACAGTTGACATAAGTGAATGTTGTAAATAACATTTTTGAATTACAGTTAAAGGAAGCGGCTGGCGCCATGTGACCCTTGTCCCATTGATTATCAACGTAATCATAACTATCCGAAGTTCTAATACCGTCTATTGTATAGAATTCCATTCCACTTCTGGAAGCTGTTCCATCTGGACATCGAACAACATAATTAACTGATTTTGGTTGTTGTAGAACTTCAGAATAGACAATGTTAAAATATTCATTATTAACCTTTAAATTGTCTCTTAGTTTTTGAGCTGAAACCGAAGTAGTGACAAGTAATATTAGTAGAATTAATAGTTTTTTCATTATGGTATTGTTATTGATATTGTAATTCCGGCTGGGCCAGAAGAGATTAAATAAGTATTGTATCTGTTATCGTTAAACCAACCATATTTTTCAAAACGGAAAATTATACAGTCTTTACCTTCAAACCAGACGTGTATTGCGTTTGTTGCGTAATCTATTGAGGGTTGTGTAAGATACCCTAATTTCCATGATTGTCTAAATTCTTCTTCTAATTCGTCAGGTGTTATGTGGATAAACATTAGTCCCAGTAATTTTGTGCGTTATAGAAATATTCAATATTGTCTCGATTTTTCCAGTTTCTGTATAGTAATTTAATCATATTAAGGTAACCATATTTTTTAAATCTTCGGTTATCTTGCGTAATTAAATCAAATACTAATTTAAAGTTCTTTGGTTTGATTTGTCGACTAAGTAGCCAATCTTCGCTTTGATGTGCCTTTTCATCGTATCCTCCTAATTCAATAAAAACATCTCGTCTAATTAATGTAAATCCTCCAATTGCAAAAGGTCTGGTTTTTGAAAGAAACCAAGTTGCTAACTTATTAAGAAAGAACATTGTGTTTGCTCTAAAATCTAGTTCTCCAAAATATTTAGGAGTTGTTCCTAACATATCATATTCGTCAAATAACATGTGATAGCTCGCATCAAATATTACTGAATCACGCGTGAATGTTATATCAGCATCTAGAAATAGAATCCATGGAGTATCTGCTAATCTTGCACCTGCATTTCTACCAACCGAAGGTAAACCTCCTTTGATAATTTCAATATCTAATTTATCTTTAAATGAATTGATAATTTCAATCGTTGCATCGGTAGAACCAGCATCAGCTATTATAATTCTTATAAATTTTGAAAACCGCTGATCATGGATGTTTTGTAATGCTCTACCAATGTATTTCTCCTCATTATAGCAAGGTATAACAATTGTTAGAAGTTCGTGCATAATGTTAATTTATTATTTGAGTAAACTATGAATGAGTTGTTCTCTATCCAATCTCCACAGTTTAAATATCTAACTCCGTCGATTTCTTTGTCGTCTGGAGTATGAATATGTCCGCATACTACGGTATGGCAATTTCTCTTTCTAGCTTGACGAACCATTTCATTTTCAAAATCAACCATAAATGAAACAGCAGCCTTAACATTGTCTTTTAAGAATTTAGATAAACTTGTGTTCTTATTAAATCTTTTTAGGAAACGGTCAATTACAATTGCCAAATCATATCCAACGGATCCTAACATTCCAAGCCAATGCATTTTAACAATACCATCATATTTGTCACCATGACAGAACCATATTCCATTCTCAGTGTACTCATCTACGACTTTAATATTACCTAATTCAATTGGTGTATATTTCCTCAAGAACTCGTCGTGATTTCCTGAGATCCAGATGATTTCTTTATTCTTAGACAATTTTAAAAGTCTACGAATAACTCTGGCATGGTCGTATGAGAATTTCTTATACTTTGTAAATAACCATCCGTCGATTATATCTCCGACAAGGATGTATCGTTCATAAGAATTGTCTTTTAACAATTCTAAAATTAAATCAGTTTGACATCCTTTAGATCCTATATGGGTGTCTGAAATTACTAATGTTTTCATTAATTTGAAAGAGGCGCCTTTATTTCTGGGTGCGATTTGTAATTTACCAACTTAATAGAATCTCTATTGATTTTATCAAATTCAGTAATGTACCCGTCAAAGTATGTATACTCAAAATCTAATTCAACTTTAGGCAATTCAAAAGGTATTCTGCTATAGTATGGAATCTTATAAGCATCATAATATTCAGAAAGACCTCCACCAAATGGCATTAATTCAGCAACTGCTGACTGGTACAGTATTGGTCCCATTGCCTCTTTTAACATTTCATGTCTCTCTTCATGGTCGTATTTTCTGCCAATTTGTTCTTTGGCCTGTTCAATATGATTAGAGTAGAGATGAGTATCTCCAAGATTTCCAATCAATTCATCAGGTACCATATTAACGCGTTTTGCTAACATCAATAACAATAAGCCGTAAGATGCGATGTTAAATGGTAAACCTAAGAATGTATCGACTGAACGCTGATTCCACATTAACGAGATTGCTCGAGTAGGAGTTGGTTCATAATAACTATCATCAAAATTAGGGATATTTGGCTCATGGTATTCCATACCAGTTTCGTAATTATTACTAAACCATATTTTATATCTTTCAGAATAGGTTAATTCTCGTGTGTAAACTTGGAATCCATAATGACATGGTGGTAGAGTCATCTTGTCAATTTCCGCAACATTCCATGCATTAACCATTAATCTTCTAGAATCTGGATTCTTTTCAAGGTCTGCAATAAGTCGGAGTATTTGATCGTACCAAAGAGATCCAAATCCAGTCTTTCCATCATCATTTTTATATTTCATCCAACCTTGCCATTTGCGCCATTGTTTACCATAAACTGGACCTAGGTCTCCGAGTTGGTAACCTGTCAGGTCTGGAATAAAATGAGTAGCTGGAGTTTTAATCTTCTCATTCCAATCTCGATCGTCTTTGTAGTTCTTAATTGCCTGGATAAATTGTTCTATTGACATTGGATCTACTCCATGCGCTACACATTCCTTCTCATAACCTTTATAAGCATCTCCGTTCCAAATGTTACAACCATTATCAACAAGATACTTAATGTTAGTGTCGCCCTGTAAAAACCAGAGTAACTCTGTAACCATTGATTTGAAAGCCATTTTCTTGGTTGTCAAGAGTGGAAACCCTTCCGACATTTTATGGCGAATTTGCCTGCCAAAAACAGAAATCGTACCAGTTCCAGTACGATCGTTTTTCTCTATTCCATTTTCAAGAATGTCTTTTAATAGGTCTGTGTATTGTTTATCTAGATTGTTCATTTCTTTAAATCTTTTTTAATATCTTCTATAACTCTTTCTAAATATACCATTCTCTCGTTTTGTGAGATGAAGGGTACGCTCCAAAATTGTCTGGTTTTTGTTTTAAACCAACCAAAGACAAATGAATAAACTCCCATAACTAATCTTAGTTTAACAGAGTTTAAATATAGGGTTTGAACTGGTAGTGCCGGAGCT